GTGTATCACAAAACCCTGGAGCTACTTATAATAGTCAGGTTCCGCAAAGTCAAATGGGTCAAAGCGCTCAATCTGGCGGACTTGATTTTGGCCAAGCTGGTGAAAGATTTGGCACAGCGGTAAAAGAGAATCCTATGGAGACAGCGCAGTTTACCTCTCAAATGTTAGGCGGAGATCAACAGCAGCAACAAGCAGCACCAGTATATGCAGCTCCTATAGAACAAAATTTTAATGCCTCTCCCCCACCCTCTATAGAAGAAAGGTTAGCAATGACTGGTGGTAACGGGGCTTCTTTCGTTCCTAGAGGTTTATTTGAAGAGGAAAGAGCTATACTGGATGATGAAGAGCGATTAAAAATAATGAACCAACAATTTAGATCGGCGGGACTAGTATAATATGGCTACACAACAAGAAAGTTTTGATGACATGCTACAACGGATTTTAGCCGAGTCTGGTCAGCTTACTTCAGATTTTGGAGCAAGTGAGCCAGTAGACCCGATTAGAGCTGAGAGATTAGCTTATGAAGCATCTTTAAATCCTCAAGCAGCCGCGCAACCAGTTAGAGACGTTAGAGAGGAAAGACTTGCCTCTGAAAGAGTTACTCAGCCTCAGCCAAACCAGATGCCAACAACACAAAGCCTTCAAGCTGATGTCAACAACATTAAAAGCTTAGCTGACCAACAAAATGCAGCACTTCAAGAGCAACAATTGGCAGCGCTACAAACTCCGAATCAAAGGTTCCTAAATAAAGATCAAACCTTTATGGATGCCTTTAAAAATCCAGGCGCAGGTCAAAGACAGTTTGCTATTAAGGCAGGGCTTTCTTTACTGTCTAGCGGTGGAACTAAAGATTTATCGCAGCGCATTGGTCACGCTTTAGGTGCTGGCGTACAAGGTATGCAGGCACAAAGAGAGAAGGCTTTAAGTAAAGAGCAGCAGCTATCCAAATTAAAATTATCTAGTCTCAAATCTAAAAGAGACGCTGCAATACAGAACTTTGGATTTAATCGACAGTTAACCGGTGAGGTAAGAGCCGAGAACACTGAGGTAAGAGCTGAAGAAAGCAGTGTAATAGCTGGAGAGGCTAACGTAAGAGCCAAGCGTAAACTTGAAATCCAAGAGCGGGGTCTTATTTTTGAAGATCAAGATAGAGCGTTAAAGCAAGATAAAGAAAACCAATTAAAAAGCAGGAGCAATCTATCAATTGAGCAATATAATACAAATTCTAGAATCCTTACTGCTCGTGATGCGGTAATATCTGCTCAACGAAATGGCATTACAAATGAAATGATTAATGCTATGAGGCAGTCTAGAGCTTTAGCACAAGAACAGGGTATACCAGATGAAGATTTATCTCCTGCGCTAAGAGCTATGATGGAAGGGATGTTTGGTAAAGCTACAATACCAAACGAGCTTTATAATCCTGGCTTTATTAAGCAGCTAGAGTTAGCTTCTAGCGAGCTATATAGTGCTACTGGAGAACGTGACTTTAACTCACGATCATTTGCTGATATATATACAGGGCAAAGTCCAGACTACAAAACAGATGCAAGCGGAAATGCAATTGAAGATTCACAAGGTAAACCAATTCCCGCAGTAACTGAGCTTGTAACAAAAGAACAGATTGATGCTGTGGCAGTTGCTTATAGAAAGCAAGACCCAAGCTTGAGTATGTCTGAAGCAAGAAATATAGCAGCAGAAATGTTAAGAAACCGAACAAAACCTTAAACAGGATATGTAAATGGCAATCAATTTTGACGCTGAAGCGTTCGCTGCGGCCAACCCAGTAATTGAAGAAGATAAATTTGACGCTGAAACATTTGTTGCGGCCAACCCATTAGAAGGCCCACCAGATCCACTTATCCCAGTTGAACCAATAGACCCTGACTTAGGAGGCACATCGCCTCCTTTTTCAGATATGTCTAATACAGGTTTAGTTAACGATCCTGCTTTTGATATATCACAAGAACGGTCAGAAGAAGATGTTTTTAGCAATCTAATTCAGGGAACTGCTTCGGAGCCAGAAGATCCGATAGAAAGAAAAAGAGGCCCATCAATAAAGTCTACCGGCCCTATTACAGCTAGAGAGCGAAAAGATGGGGATGAAGCAAAGTCTTCTTATTTATTAGAGGATCTGTTAAAGGCTGGCTATAAAGAAACAATCGCTAGAAATAAAGTTGTTGAGGCTGTTGAGAGGTTAGAAGCATCCGAAGACTTTATGAGCAAAACTCCAAGTCAATTTAATGTTCCTGGAATGCCACCAGAACTGCAAAGCGATTTGCTTTTTGATGAGGTATATTCTCGACCAGAAGAATTTAAGCAAGAGCAGCAAGTAACTGCAATGAAACTGCTTGGTGAAGCTGACGCTCTGTTGGCGGAGTCGGCCCCTGTTAAGCATACCCCGTCAGTTGAAAAAGCTTTAAGAGCTGATTCATTTACTGGTGCTTGGTCATACTTTACAGAGAACCCAATTGATTTTATTTTAGAAGTTAGCGCAAAGTCTGGTGCTGGTATGGCTCAGTCTATTGGCACAGGTATAGCTGGTGCAGCCGCCACAGGTAGCCCACTTGGGTTTGCTGCTGGACTTGGTATTGGTAGCGGTAAGGTTGAGTTTGCAGCAGCAATTCTAGAAGGGTTACAGGAGTCAGGTGTAGACATAAACGATAGAACATCTATCTTAGAGTTTGTGTCTGATGAGGAGTCAATGGAAGCCTTATACGACCATGCTTACATGAGAGCTGGAATAATCGGGACGGTAGACGCTGTAACGGGCGGTATAGCAAGTAAAGCTCTTACACCTGTAACATCGCTTTTAACGAAGGTAGGCGTTCAGTCTACACAAGCAGCAAAGATTGCTGATAATTTAGTTGCTCAAGCAGGGGTTCAGATTCTTGGCGGGTCAGGTGGTGAAGCCGCTGCGCAGTTAGCTACAACAGGCGAGCTAAAAGAGGGTGAAGTATTTGCTGAGGGTGTTGCTGGATTAGTTACCGCACCTATCGACGTTACCGTTGCTACTATAGCGGCTGGTAACAGTCCTACAAATCAAGAGATGAAAGTAGACCTATCAGTATTTGATGATCCTGAAGGACTGCTTAACGTAGGTGCAACGCCAGAAGAAGGTCTTATTGATACTGGCATTATACTTCTTGATGGCAATACAGTTATTGATGTTATCCCTGATGAAGATGTAACAGTTCTTGCTACCGTAGAAGATAGACCTGCTGACAAGAAAGTACCTATGTTTGATGAGGACGGAACCTTTATCGACTATGGTAAAGAAGACTATCTGTCTACACGATTTGATACAGAGACTGTTGCACAGGCAGCTCTTGAAATAGATCAGGCAAAACCTGCCACTAGCGATATGGTAACCAGCACTGAAGAAGCTATAAAGAAAAACCCTTTATACAATAAGGTTAAAGACGCTGGAATAGATCCTACTCCAGAAGTTATAGCTAAAGCTACTACTGTTGAGCAAAAGGTTAACGAAAGTAACAAAGGTCAAGGTATTGAAGACTGGAATCCTGGGTGGAACTACGTCCCTATGTGGGATGACAACCCCAAAAATAAAGACCAAATTGAGTACGACTTAAGGCCAACTTCTGAGTTCAGAGGCAAGGATCCTATTCGACGAGAAAAAATACTTAGACCTTTATTAAAGCAGTTAGACATCCCTTTATTCCAAGGAAACATAGTAGGCACTAGAGGGCCAGGAAAGGGCAATGTTCTTGGTTATTATCGCACCGGTAAAAACTTAATAAGAATTAGAAACAATTCTGATCTTGAGGTTACAGCTCACGAGATAGCACACCTTATTGACTACAAGTTCCCAGAGATTAAAAAGTTTTATACAGCGAACAGATTCCCTGAAGAAATGAAAAACCTTCAGTACGGTCGAACCGAAAGAGCGCTTGCTGGTAAGGATCCTTTCTTTGTTGGCCCTCAACCTTTAGTTGGGCCAGCATTAGAATCCATTAGCGTGTCGTATGAAAAGTCAATTCCAGAGGAAGGTTTTGCAGAGTTCCATAGACTCTACATGACGCAGCCAGAAGAAGCTAAACGAAGAACCCCTAACATTTATAACTGGTATGACAACTGGCTAGACACGCAAGAGATTGGCCCTGCGATCAAGAAGGCTGGGCTAGAGATGCAAGCTTGGTACAAGCAAGATCCAAGGCTCCGCATGATGTCGAAAGTCGGCACTGTTAAAAGCATAAATGACTCTATGAACTTGCGAGACTGGGGTCAATCTGTTCGTATGGGTATGGTTGATGATCTGCAAGGTATAAAGAGAACTGAAGTAAATGCCAATGGATCAATAAGCTACACTGGGCCATACGCTACAGGTCGCTTAACAAAAGGAACTGACTCTGTTGTATTGGCAGCTATTCGATTTGGCGTTCCGGTTTGGGACAACACTGAGGGTGTAGCTAAGATCTCTAAAGGATCTGAAGGCTTGCAAACTATATTTGATTTTGCTTCAGTGAGTCCAAAAGTAAAGGGAAGCCAGCTTAAAACATTCATGGACTATATGTATGCCGTAAGCTCTCGTGAACTTCAGCAGCAAGGTCGTCAGTCTAGGTTTACAGATTCAGAAATGGATTCTGTTATCAAAGATGCTGAAGAAAATAATCCACAATTTGAAGAAGCTTTTAAAAGATACCTTAAATGGAACCAAGGCATTGTTAACTTTGCTGTAGATGGCGGGTTACTAAGCCAGAAAGAAGTTGATGGATGGCAGCGAATGATGTATGTGCCTATGTTTAACGTAGAGACATCAGGTAGAAAGACTCCAGGTAGAAAAAGATTAGATGACGCTGGCGCTGGAATAAGCAGACTCTTTGGGTCAACAGCTAACCTTAATCCTACGTCAGAGAATATCTTAAAGAATGCAAGGATGTTAATCAGTGCAACTCTAGTTAACGCAGCGAAACGAGACTTTGTTGACTTTGCGTTAGAAAGTGATCGCATGGGTAATACTTTAGAGAAGCTGCTTAAAAAGCCAAAGACTGTATCAGTAACAAAAGAGCAGGTATCAAAGGTTATTGACGACATTATTGAGGAGGCTGGCATTGTAGAAGAAGAGCAAGTCGACGCAATGAAGAATGTGCTTGAAGACTACCCTGACTTTATGAATTTCCTAGCGTTTGGCAACCAGCAGCGTGGCCCTAATGTTCTTCAGGTTATGCGTAACGGTAAGCCTGTGGAGTACGAGGTTATAGATCCTATGGCTTACAGATCGCTACAGCTTTATAACAAGCCGCAGCAAAACGTACTTATGAATATGTTTGCCCAACCATCCAATGTACTAAAAAGGATTGTTGTAACGGGAGGGGACTTTCTTGCAAAGTCTGTCTGGAGAGATGCAATAGGCAGATTCTTCTTCACTGAGTCTGGGCAAAGCGCTGTAGAGCAGGCTAGAGGCACTTTTTCTGCGTTAATGAAAGATGAGAAGTATCAAGAGTTTCTTTTAAATGGCGGAGGTTACTCTGGGTATATAAACTCAGAGCCGCAATTAAGAAAGATGATGAGGCAGCTTAACCCTGCGACAACACCAATGGGTAAAATAGCCAGAGTAATACTTAGCCCTTACGATGTTTTCCTTGCAGTAGAAGAACTCTCTAACGCAATGGAGCAAGGCCAGAAAGTAGCTGAGTTTAAAAAGCTACAAGAGCAAGGCATGCCAACAAGAGCTGCCACTCTACGAGGCAGAGAAATGGGTGGTGACTTTGCTATGGCTGGATCTAATGAGATTTTTAGAGCATATGCAACAACAATCCCTTTTTTACAGCCCGCATTAACAGGTATGGATAGAGCTCGTGTAGGTGTTACCGAGCAGGGAAATAAAGGAACAGTAATGGCTAAAATGGCCGCTGCTGGAGGTGTTGTTGCTGGCTTAGTCGCAATGCAGTTAATTCACTTCCCTGACGAATACGAGCAGTTAGAAGAGTGGGAGAAGAGAGCTTACGTTAATTTATTCTACCGTGATCTTAATGGAGAGCTTAAACTTTTTAGAATACCAAAACCATTTGATGTAGGTGTTATTATGTCAACAGCAGAAGAGGCTGCTGAGTTTGGATTTACAATGGCTACAAAAGAAATGGATGTAACTGAAGCTGGTCAAGAGTTTGGAGTAGGCGTATTAAACTCAATGCTTTCTGTTGTAACATCTATACCTGGCGCTCCAGTAAAGAGTGAAAATGACGACTGGTATGAACCTTTCTTAAAGCCTTTAACATCAATGCAAGCAATAAAGCCTTTCTATGAAATAGCTACTAATAAAGATCAGTTTACTGGCGCACCAATAGAAACATTTGGCGAGCAAAGACTTACTCCAGGACTAAGGACTAGTAGGTCACCTGCATTGAATGCTTTAACTGATCTGACTGAAGGAACTGGTTCAGAGGTTTCAGCTCCAGTTGTAGAGCATTTTATAAACAGCATGCTTGCTGGGCTTGGTGAGACAACTCTTATGCTTATAGATGGCGCTTATGAAAAATCTACAGGTATAGAAGCTCCGTCTAAAAAGTTAAAAGATGTGCCAGGATTTGTCTTTATTGGTGAAGCAAACAAGCCAAACAATAGGTACACGAAAGAGTATTATGCGTACATGAATGATATTCTTGACGCAAGAAACAACTTTAAATCAAGAACTGATGACTCTTTAATCTCTAGGGTTTGGGATAAGTCAGACAAAACCGCAAAAATATTTGCTGATCGAGGCGGCTATACTGGAGTTAAAGTATTTACAGAAAGCAATAAAAAGATTAGCGTATACAGAAAAACTTTAAATAAAATATACAATTCTCCAGATATTAGCGGTGACGAAAAAACAGAAATGATAGATGAGGTCTATGTTTTAATAAACGCAGAAATGACAAAGTCTGTAAAACTATATGAAGAAATACTTGACGCTCAAAGGGTTGAGGTAGAGAGGGAGTAAGACACTACCTCTTTTTCCTTGGAAGAATAGAGTTCTTATTCTTTTTGATTGGTGGACTGGTAGCTTCCTTAGTGTTGCTCCAGTCTATCCCATCAAACTTTTTACTAAACTCTTCTCTGCCTATATCAATAGGTCTTGGCTTCGATCCTTTACCCATAACTGCCTCTAGTAGTTTACTTTGATCGTTGGATTGGTACTAACAGTACGAGTGTAGTAGTTTAAATACTCTTCGTCGTCGTCTTTATGCTTCTTCTCTAGCAACTCAATCATCTTATTAGAGTACCAGATAGCCTTCTGCGTATCCTCTATGCAGTTCCCTTTGTTCATAAGCCTACCTCCAGTATATTTAAGTACATTGCCGTGACAGTAATCTATAGCGCCTTGTGTGCCAAGAACATCAACGATGTAGTCGATAGTCTCTATGTCGCCTTTGGTGTAGTGTGCTGGATGGTTTACGTTATCAGTCATAATCTCTCTCATTAGTTAGTAGCTGGCTTTGGGGATAAGGTAGGCCAGCGCTACCCAAGGAGGGTCAACTCCCCAATGTCGTAAATAAATCGTAGTAATCTAAGCTGTTTTTGTCTTCATCAAACTCAATACTAAACATCAATCTATCTTCTCCAAAGTTAATTACAGAATGATGCTGTTGCGTGTTAAGCAGGTAGTATGTTGATGGTTTGTACTCTAGCTCAATAAAACCGTTCACCATTGCAAGTTGCTCATTAGAAAACAAGCAGTGACTGTTATCACCTCTTATCATCATATTTAAACTAGCGCCTCGATTGTCATCAATATGCCAGTTATAAATGTTTTTGCTTCTTATTAAAAGTATTGCTGCATTAAAAGTGTGCTTTTTGTAAAGTGATTTTAAAAAACTATCCTTTAAAAAAACATCTTTAGGTACAAGCTTTACTCCAAAATTAAAGTATTCAACAAATGGCTCGTTGTTATCTGCAATCAAAAGCAAGTCATCCATAATGCTAGACTTGCAATCGATTTCCTTATAACAATCCACAGAGTTAACCACTATAGATCCGTTAGAAGACTATCAAGCTCGTCCTCAAGCTCCTCAATATCAATCCCACACTCACATAAGAACTTACCTATAGTGATAGCTGTTGCGCTCTCAGTTATAGTAAACGTGTAAGGTTGTTCGTACCCATCAATACTTAAAACTAAAGTCTTATCTTCTGGTAAATACTCTGCCATCAAAGATTTTTGTGAAGTTGGATCATCTGCGGTAATGCTAATAACTGAAATCATTGTCCTATTCTCTCTAGTTGTCTATCTATTCGCTCGTTAAAATCTTCGATCATTTCTCTATAGTCAGCAGGACAGAGCTTCTGCGGCTTTTTTATGTCTGCAAGCATTTGATCAACAACTTCAGTGCTATAGAGCTTTTGCATGTAAATCGTATACTTATGAGCAGCAATGCCAAAAGGCATAGCATACTGGTTACAATAAGCGCATTGAGGATGAATGTTATCAATCTCCAAAGCCCAGTATTTACTAGCTTTTTTGGGGATGAAGTGACCGCCTTGCATCCCTTTGTTCCACTTCTTTGTAACTCCACAGGTTACGCAAGTACAATACCCATTAGCGTCAGACTCTATTAACCTAACTAGCTTCTGAATAGCTTGGAGTGCTTCCTTACGTAACTCATGTGCAGTTTTTGCTTTCTTTTTAGCAGCCATTGCTAGAAAGGCATATCATCATCAAAGTCATCTGCTGGTGTTGCAGCAGTTTTAACAGGCTTAGCTTGCTCATCCTTAGCCTGGACGCTTAAACTTAACGCAGGGGCTTTAGGATTATCCTTATTGCCAATCCAGGCACTTAGCCAGTAGTCTACGCCAGCAACATTGATGCTGCCTTTGTATTGCGGATGCTTATCTGATTTGCGATCTTCATTTTTCCAGATAGCGCCTCGGTTGTTGTTATCATAATCAGTCATAGTTCTCTCCTAGTGCATAGTTTCAGTTGGGTTATAAGATTGTTTTAAAACTTCGTCTACAATATCAGTTACTTGGTTCCTGCCTTTAAAATCATCTGCATTTAATATTGGTGCGTTAAGTGCATCTGCCATACAAGTTAAAATGTTAGCAATGTGTAATGCTTCATTTTTGATCGGCTCTTCCATTTCTAAATCTACACTTAGATTAGCAGGCCCGTACATTATAGGCTTTTTATCTAAATCATAAAACACTTCTTTAATAGAAATTTCATTGTCTTCTTTCACAATTCTATAATTCCACATTACGCCCCCTTAAGTAATTTACGTTCTTCTGTTGTTAAAAATGCTGTTTCACACTTGCTTGGTGCTACCCACATAGCTCGCTGATCTTCTTCCGGTATCTCGCCAAAGGCTTCTTTAGCTAACGCTACATTATCGCTTGTAGGATCAATAAGCATTCTGCGGATATACTGTAGAGAATCTATGTGTTTAGTTACTGCCTCTTCACACAGCTCATCTCTGGGCCTCTCAACAGGCTTTCCCCGCATCATCGCAGCCTCTGCATCGTCATCTGCCGACGGAATTCCTGCCATGGATTGCAAAGCATAACGACGAGCATAGGTCACACATTGAGCACCCCCTTGCGCGTCTTTCTTAGCCATCGGCAAATAGAACTCTGACTCTAGCCATTCGCCTGAAGAGTGCATAAGTACAGTTACCACACCTATTCCACTACCGCCTTCAGATGTAACAGGAAACTGCGAGTAAGATAGGCCATTGTTATAGAATGGCTCTTTGATTGCCTTGATCACGCTAGTAAGATCAGCATAGTTAGATTTAAAAAACGGATTCTTTGAATCTTTAACAGCACCGCCCATTTCGTTCTGAGCTTTACATAATGCTTTTGCTAAATTACTTATACTTTCTGACTTATTCATTGCTTCCCTCTTCTCTGTTGTGTACTTCTTTAAGCAGCTTCTTAATTGATTTTAAAACTTGTTTTTTTTCTCGGCTCTCTTCCATTGAGACTGGTACAAAATCCGACATATAACGCTGTGCGCTTACAAGAGAATCAAACGCTGCATCATTAGCT